GCGGGCCGGTTCTCTATTATGCGATCATATCTCCGGTGCGCTGGCAGGCGGAGCTGCTGGCCGTGACGGCGGAAGCCGGCGACCGGATCTGGGGGCACAATGGCGAGCGCGCGCGTAGCGATGTCGTCAGTAAACGCAATATCCTTGCCCGGCATGACACTTACGCCACGGCGGCCGCGGCGCTAAGCGCCACACGGCGCGTGATGGCGGCCGAGAAGGCGAATGCCATGCAGGCCTGGCGCGCCTACCGCAATGCCGTGCGGGCGGGCGAGCGCGCGATCGCGGCGGCGGCCGAGGCAAGGGCCATCAGGAGGGCAGGCTGATGGGAGAGGCAAACCAACAGAAAGAACGGCGTGATCGCACTCGCCGGATTGCCGAGGAGTTGATCCGGGAAGTCGATATAGGGATGACGGTAAAGTTCCCCGAAGACGGCATGCGGAAATCCTATGTCTTCTACAATTCGCTGCTGGTGGTTCTGGAGGGAATGTCCCTGCATACCGGTGGAATGCGCTCCAAGGAAATGGCGGTGGCCGTTGGCTATCTGATGACGGACGTTTTTAGCGGGATCGCTCAGGCGACCAGTCTGGAATATGCGGAAAATCTACGGAAGGGAGTGCTTGAGCATCTGGCGCGGCAGGACCTGACAGGAAACTCGAACATTGCCGGGTTTTCCAAGGACGCCGTAGCTGAGCACTTCAAGCCAAAGAAGGACGCAGGCTGATGGCGCGTAATCCCAAGGATCATCGCGAACTGAAGGACAGCGACTATGCCGTGCTCGGCAAGAAGGTCGCGGCGGCCTATGGATCTGCGCTGAAGCCGAAACCTGTGTTCCGGAGGAAGGGGCGATGACGTATTATATTGGTTTGCCCTACCGTGCCTTGTCTGTGAGACAGCCTTGGGCTTGGGCGATTATCCATGGGGGCAAGGATATCGAAAACCGTGGCCGGGCGCCGGAGGGCGCAAAGCACCTGATTGGCAAGCGCTTTATGATCCATGCTTCCGGGGGGATGCTGCGCAAGGAATATAATGCAGCCGCAGAGTTCATGGCGTCGATAAACGTTAAGTGTCCGAGGCCTGAAGACTTGGTGCGTGGTGCCCTGGTCGGTCATGTTGCCCTTCAGGGTATCGTTAGCGAGAGTGAAAGTGACTGGTTCTTTGGTCCGCGTGGGCTTGTGTTAACTGATCCACGTGAAATTGATCCGGTTCCAGTCGTGGGTTGTCTCGGTTTTTACGATTGGCGTGCACGGATAGGTGGCGAAAAGCGGTCTCCTGATCGCTGGATGCTGCACTGGCCGCATAAGGCTGGGCGCCGGGCTAAAGTTCTGGTGGAGCCTGAGCAGGAGCGCCTGCTATGAGCGTTGCGCTGATCAAGTCGGCTGCCCTGGCACGGATCCGGGATCTGGTCCTGGTGCCGGCACTGGGGCTGGACGATGGCCGGGCGGACGGCATCCACTGGAAATGCCGCAATCCTCAGCGGGCGGATCGTGAGATTGGCAGCTTTGTGGTCGATATAGGCGGCAAGGCGGTGGGCCGGTTCAAGGATTTCGCCAGCGATGATGGCGGCGATGTGATCGATCTGGTCTCCTATTGTCTGGAAGGGCCGGGGCGTTACAAGACCCGTGAGGCGCGCGGCGCGGCGATTGCCTGGCTGGCAGACTGGACCGGCATGGGCGAGGCGCGCCCTGGCGGCGCAGGCCTCAGTGACGCAGAAAAGGCGCGCCGTGAAGCCGAGATTGCGGCTCAGCGTGCGGCGCGGGAAGAGGCAGAATTCCGCGAGCGCGACGACAAGGCACGCCGGGCGCATAGCTGGTGGCTGAGGCATGGCATCGCCATCAAGGGCACGCCGATTGAAACCTATATCGAAAAAGCGCGCGGGGTTCCGCTAAGTGCCGTCCCCCTGACAGGAGCCATCCGCGCGCTTAGGCCCAGCGGGGAAAATCCCCGCTGGGCCATGTTTTCCGCCATGGCGCGTGACAGCAAAATCCGCGCCGTCCATTTGACCTATCTGACCCCGGATGGCCGCAAGGCGGGCGTCGACCCGGCCAAGAAAATGTGGGGCGATGTGCGCGGCTCTGTCGTGCGGATCTCCAAGGGCAAGCTGAACGTGTCTCCGGAGCGGGCCGCGAAGACGGGCAAGACCGCAACCGTGGCGCTGTGCGAAGGCATCGAGGACGGTTTGACGATGGCCTTTCTGTATCCGGACTGGATGGTCTGGGCGGCTGGCAGCGTTTCAAACATGGCGGCCGTGGCAGAGGCGGGCTGGCCGCCCTGCGCGGACGATATGGTTCTGGTGGCCGACAATGACGCTGAAGGCAGTGCCGGCGAGAAATCTTTTGAACGGGCGGTCAATGCCTTCCTCAATGTCAGTGAAGGCCGCTGTGTCCGTACCCTGAAACCGTCCGATGTGAAGGACATCAATGATGCCTGGAGGGCAAGTGCATGAGCAAGAAAGAACAAGCGGCTGTGGACGTGCCCGGCTGGGCGGCGCAGCAGGATTGGGTGATGCGCATTCCCGTGATGCAGCAATCGGTGCTGTTCTCTGCGGTGCGCGGGCCGGACAATGTGGCCAAGACGCATCCGGTGAAAGTGCTGATGCGCTGGTATCGTCGCTGCGTGCTGGTGTCGGCCTTTGACCGCCGCGCGCTGCTGGATCCGTTCGAGATTGGCGGGGGCAGTTTTACAGGGCCTTTCACGGATGATCTGGCTGTCGAAATTCTGGGCGAGAAGCCGCGTGGGTCACAGGGCCAGCGCAAGGCCCTGGACGCGATGCGGGCGGTGTATCTGGGGCATGTCGATGAGCTGCCGCATCATTTTCAGCTTCACTTCATGCATGCGGCGCAGATTGTCGGTGTGCATCACAGCGAGCCCTGGATCCGCGAATGGTGGAAGGATTTCTACCTGATGATTGTGGATGACGCGCACCTGCAGCCGGAAAGCGATGACGACATGAACCGCCGGCTTTCCGACAATGAACCGGACTGGGCCGCCCGTGAAACAACGGCGGCGAGATAGGAGGGCGAGATGGCGGCTGTGTATCGACTTGCATCGGGCCCGGATGATGGCTGGGATAGCGATCCGCGTACGGAGGCGCTGCGCGAGCGGATCGAGGATCTGGAATACGAGCTTGCCGATGCGCGGGGCGAAACGGTTGAGGGGGATCTCTATCCAAGTCCATGGGGAACTAGGTTCACCCCAGGTATGCGAAAAGTCATCAATATTCTGGCGAGTGCCGCCCCGAAGCGTCTGATGTGGTGGGATATCCAGTCGCGATTGTATGGGGATGAGGAGCGGGTCAGCAAAATTGCAGATAATTATATCTGCAGGGCGCGGCCTCTGCTTGGGCTTTTGGGGTTGCGGATTGAAACGGACTGGGGCGTCGGGCGCTACATGACCCGGGAGGATGCCGAAAAATGGCGTCGCTGGTGCCGGATGACGCACCAGGGCGAGCCGCCCGCAGCCGATTACCCTCTAAAGCTAAAGTTCGGCTGGCTCGGCGAAACGTATGGGCCGTATTATGGCTGAGGATAATGTCACCGATCTGGAGGCGCGCCGTCTGAAGACGCGCGCAAAGCTGGGCGAGCCGAAGGACACGACGGCGCAGATTGCCCAGCAGATCCGCAATTATCGCGCCGGCAAGCAATTGTTCGGCCTGCCGCCGCAAAGGGGCAATCCGCCTACGGATCCTGCCACGGGCCTGCCGAAGAATTGCCCGGTCAAACCGCTCGGCCGGGAAGGGGATGTATTCTATTTCCTGAATGCGGCGGGCGGCCTGGGCGAGCTGACGCCATCGGCCAGCGGGAAGGGCCATATCGATGCGCTGTTTTCCGGCGCGTGGCCCTATCTGCTGTGGGCCTGGGGGCGGGTAAAGTGGCTGAAGGGCGGCGTTCCCCTGGATCAGGAGAATTATGACGCGGAGAAAGTCCGTGCAGCGCTGTTTGATGCGGCGACGGCCAAAGGGGCCTGGAATGATGTGGACATGGTGCGCGGCCGTGGGGCCTGGATTGGCGCGAAGGGCGAGCTGATCCTGCACCTGGGCGACCATCTTCTGATCGATGGCAAGGAACGGGTCGAATGCGGCGAGCGCGACGGGTTCCTCTATCCCGGCCGTCCGCCGGTGCCGGGACCGGCAGTAGAGCCGTGCCTGGAAGGGCCGGAGAACGGCGCAGAGAAATTGCTGACCCTGTTCCGCAGCTGGCATTGGGGCCGTCCGGAGATTGACCCGCTGCTGCTGCTGGGATGGGTGGCGCTGGCCATGGTGGGCGGGGCTATCAACTGGCGCTCCACCATCTTTGTGACGGGCGATGCCTCGACCGGGAAATCCACGCTGCAAAAGGCCGTCTTTGCCGCGCTGGGCGGGGCGGTGGTGCATGCGGTGGATACGACGGCGGCCGGCATCTATCAGCGCCTGAAGCAGGACACCCTGCCAGTGATGGTGGACGAGCTGGAGAGCGACACGGGCAGCAGCAAGAAGCGCGCGATCATCGAGCTGGCGCGGGTGGCCAATAGCGGCGGCAAGATGCTGCGCGGCGGGCAGGACCATAATGGCCAGGAATTCAATCTGCGCTCTGCCTTTCTGTTTTCGTCCATCAATGCGCCGCCCCTGCAACCGCAGGACCGCAGCCGGATGGGCATGCTGAACCTGAAGGAGCTGCAGAAGCTGGAAGGGCGCGGCGTTGTGGACCTCAGCGAGGTGCATTTGTGGGGACGGCAGATGTTCCGCCGGATCCTGACCTGGTGGCCGAAGCTGCAGGCCCTGCGCGAAGAGGTGAATGCCTGGCTGATCGAGGATGCCGGACATGACGGGCGCGGGGCGGACACGTTCGGATCCCTGATCGCGTTCGCACACGCGGCCCTGCACGATACGACGCCAACGGATGAGGAGCTGGCCTGGTGGTGCGACCGGATGAAAGCCACGCAATTGTCTGAAATGGAAAGCCGCACGGCAAACTGGAAACTGTGTTTGCGCAAGCTGTTGCAGTCGCGGCCGGATGCGCTGCGCACGGCGGCCCACAAGACCGTTGGCGCGCTGCTGCAGCAATTCATACCGGGCGAGCATAATGACAACTCAGCCTGCGATGTGGGCTGGCTGCGCAGCAAGCTGGCAGAGGTGGGCCTGGGCCTGAGCGGGCCCAAGCGGGGGCGGGCCGATTATCGCCATTTCTGGCTGTTCGTGCCGAATGATCATGCGTCCCTGACGCCCCTGTTTGATGGCTCCAAATGGCAAAGCGAAGCCGGCGCGCCCGGCGTGTGGACCGATGCGCTGCGCCAGGCCCCGCGCTGGGATGACCAGTTGAAAACAGGCGTCTACCGGCAGGGCAATGGCCGGGTGGGCGGCATGGCCCTGCGCGGCACGCTGCTGCGCCTGGAAGTATTGTTCGAGGCGGTGGGTGATGCCGCGATGGACGGATCTGCAGACCTGGAGGAAGACGATGGATAAGGCAGATGAAGCGGCCGGTCGGCTGATCAGTGAGCTGATGGAGCTGGCGCAGGCGGGGCGGGAAGGCGTCAAGGGCGACTGGGCCCGGATGAAAATGGCGATGGACGGCGCGGCCATGGATCTGCGCGAGGCGCTGACGCCGCATGGTGACCCGGTCTTCGTGCAAGTCGCTCCGAACCGGCGACCCTATCAATGCCTGCTGCTGTCGTTCGAATACTGGCGCGCGCGCGGATGTGTGCCCGGCTCTGCAAGCTGGGCGGCCGTGATGGGGGCCGGCGAGGCCTGCGGTGAGGCGATCCTGGAACATGCGAGGAGGGCGACATGAGCGCGCTGGTCTTCTATCGCGATGTGCGGGCCCTGACCCGTCGTCTGACGGACATGGAAGCCTATGGCCGCAGTGTCGCGCCACAGGTCGAGCTGGCCCATGACGCCCTGAAAACGCGCCTGGAGGCGGGGCATGGTGCGGGCGAGGCCTGCTTTCACCTGACCCTGGCCCTGTCCACGCTGGTGAGCGAGTGGCGCAAGACCGGGGAGATGAAAATCCTGGGCGTAGCCTGCATCCTCGGGCGGATCATAGAAGATGAGGCGGACGCGGCGGCTGCCGCGCTGCTGAGGGCGATCTGATGCAGGGCGGCGAGATCTTCCGAACCGCAAAGGCGTTCTGCGAGGCCCCGGCAAATCCGTCGTGTGCGGAACAGCTGGAGCTTTCGCGCCGCACGGCACGCCTGGACGGCTGGCTGCAGCACTGGCCGCCCGCCTGGAAGGATTTCGCCGGCGATGCCTGGCAGGCCATGCACAACGCCCTGCAGGCGCAAGGCGATATCCGCAGGGCCCATGCGGCCGTGCTGGAAACCTATCTTGACCGGCTGTCGGCCGCCCGCCGTGCGGCCGCCCGGCCATCCCGAAAACCCTCCCGGCTGACGCCTCGGCCGGAGGAACTGCCCCCGCAATGGTGGCAGAGAGATTGATTGAGGCAAATGAAAGGATACGATAATGAGCCTAGATGAAACTGCTATGGCTTCCGCTGTGTTTGGTGGAACGCAACCTTATTTTGGAACAAAACGCATTGATGCCTGGCCTGAGGATCGCAATGGCGTGGGCGGAATGGGTGTGCGTTATCCTGACGGTTATGAAAGCTGGTCTCCGCTTGATGTCTTCGCGGACGCCTATCAGCCTGTTTCAGCTCTAAGTTTTGGGCATGCGCTTGTCGCAGTGAAATCGGGCTATCGCATCGCGCGTTCAGACTGGAACGGAAAAGGTGCTTTTGTGGCCTACATGCCGCCGTTGCATCTGCCGCCATTCAACAGTCAGCACCCGGGGCAAAAGGTCAATGACCGGACAGCCAAATGGATCGGTAAGGATCAGCCGCTTGACTGTCAGCCCTATCTGGCGATGTACACAGCTGACAAGAAATGGGTGCCTGGCTGGCTTGCGTCCCAGACGGACATGCTTGCCAATGATTGGTATATTCTCGATGAGGTTGCGGCCCTGCCGGCTAAAGAGATTGAAGTTGCCCACGCGGCGGCCGCCCAGCCTGAGCAGGCCGAAGCCGTCGCGCCTGCGGGCAGTCTGACGGGGCGGCCGCTGCCGGGATCCGAGCCTGTCCAGGCCTCGGAAGGTGTGCAGGATGAGCCGCCTGAAATGGTGTCCGCCAAATCAGACGCGCCACAACTGGCCGCCGAAAAGGCCGTGCCCGAACCGTCCATTGGCCGGATCGTGCATGTGCGCAGTCAGTTTCCGGACCATCTGGGGGCAGACGTTGAGTATGCTGCGGCGATCATCACCAATGTCCGCTCGGGCTCATTGAATGTGGATCTGCATGTTATCCGCAATTGCGACTCGCCCATTTATCTGCCGGGCGTTCCCTATTCGGAAAATCGTGTTGCGGATGGCTATGCGGCGGCCTGGTCATGGCCACCGCGCGTCTGACCGGGCCGAGGGGCCTGCCGCCATCGCGGCGGCGGGCCCTGCGCGCGGCCGAAGCCCGGGCCCGGCAAGAGCGCAAGGAAAAGACGGTCGTGACGCTGGATCTGGCGCAGGCGAAATTCTCCAGCGCCGGGTCAATCGACTATGTGCGTTATGTCGAGCGTCAGGCCCCGATCGAGGCCTGATCAATCCAGCTGCAGCTGTTGCAGCAGGGCTTGCATGTCGAGCACCGATCGGGCGGCTTCGACCTGTTTCCGGTTGATCAGGCGATGCACCAGAAGCGCAGCGGCGGCCTTGGGCATGCCGGTGCGTTTCCAGTTTGTGACAGATTGCGCGCTCGCGCCGCCGGCCAGGCGGGCGATCTCCTTGTTGCTCATGTCCGGGGCTACCTGGTCCAGCAGCTTCCGGGTGTCGTCTTCAGTCAGGCGGTCTGCCATTGTGCGAATCCCTTTGAGTGACTAGTGAGAGATTGGCCTTTCTGCGTGCCTCCACGGCGTGAGGAAGGCAAGGGCCCCGGCAGCCTCTTGGTCGATGTGCTGCCGGGGTCCGCTTGTTACCAGTCGCTGGAGTGTACCAGGATCGGCCCTTTAAAATGCGGCCGGTCGGCCATCAGGTCCCGTTCCAGTTTTTCCCAGAATTCCGGTGTCTCCTCGTCTGCGGCCGGCGCAGGCTCCGGCTCGGCCGGTTTCGCCGGCTTCGCCTTGGCCCGTTCGAGCCGGGCCTGGGCGTTGATCCGGTCGATCTTCGCCTTTTCCTTGCGGTCCTGTTCGGCCTGCCAGTCAGCGAGGGCCTTGCGGTGCATATGGCCCGCGATGCCTTCGATCGTTGCAAAGGCGATGGCAAGCGCCACCTGCAGCGCGCCGGACAGGATCCAGATCAGCTGATCATCGTACAGATCCGGCCGGGCGGGTTGCGGATGGGCCGCGTCCCAGCTGGCCAGTTCGGCCCTGGCTGTTTCCAGCTCGGGCGCGATTTCGGCCCGCTGGACCTTCCAGGCCTCCGTGCGCGCGGCGGTCGTCTGGGGGCCTGGCTGGTCGCTGAGGTCCAGAACGATGGCGTCAAGCCTCGCCTGGGCCGCTGTGACGGCCGCCAGGGGCGTTTGCCGAGCCTGTGCATGGCTGGCAATGGCCGCGTCCCAGGCGGGCTGTGTGGCCGTTTCCTCGTATCGCTGGAAGGCGATAGAGAGGCCGATACAGTCCACCGCGCCGAACACGATGATAATCGCGCCCAGCAGGGCCCGGCTGAACCCGCCCGCCCGGCTGAACAGGCCGATGACGGCCGGCGTGACCAGGGCGGACGCGCCGAACACAGCGCCGATGAACACCGCAAAGAAGCGGTTGATCGGCCAGAGCGGCACGGCCCACTGAACGACGGAAAACGCGCCCAGGAGGACGCAGACGATGTAGAGGACGAGCTTGACGCCGATCAGGCGCGGCCGCGTCGGCCTCTGCGATTTGGTGCCCTTGCGGGCACCCTTTGAGCGTAGGGGCATTGGTCAATCTCCACGTTGTCAAATAGCTGCCGGGCTTGGTCCTCCCGGCTGGCTGTGTATGCGCGTGAGATTTTAGCGTGTCAACCAAATAATATGAAGAAAGACCATTTTATCATAATAAAACGATGAAATTTATGTCGGCGGCCGTCCAGGCCGACGCCCTGACCCAGCGCCGAAGGCGCGGGCAATCATGTGCGCGCCGACCAGGCGCGCTCCGCCTCCCTCACCCCCTGCTTCGCGCACGCTGACGCGTGCAGCGATTTCGCCCCGACCCAATGAATTCAAGGCGCAAACGAAATCGCGCGCACCCTCCCGCACCCTGACCCTAAGGTTACAGTCATGAATGCAGGCCGCTGGGTCTGGGGGTGTGTAACGCCGGTGAAACGATACAAAGCCGATGCCGTTACGGTCTAATGCGTTGATTTAATGAGGTAATTTTGTGTTTGTAACGCTGTGGCGCTGTAACGGTATGTTTTTTTCACGCGCGCGCGCGCGCAGGCGCAATCTTCTGTTTCATCGTTTCAGCGTTACAAGTGTATATAACACACTGTTTTTATTGAAAAATGTGTGTAACGCAAGTGTAACGCTGTGGCGCTTGGCGCGCCGGATTGGCCGAAAACCAATAAAATATTGGGATTTAGTCGATGGGCGATAAGCGGTCTGGCTTCTCTGGCGCGGTTGCTGATGCGATCGATCAGGCCGATCCGCTCCTCGATGAGGTGGAGACGCTCGATCTGTTCGATGGTGACCCGGATGCGGGTTCTCCTGTGGGGGCGTCTTCGTTTGCCCAGGGGAAGGGGGGTGGGGTTGTCCAGCGCAAAAAGCCCGGGCGGCCGAAGGGGGCGAAGAACGTCAGCACCCAGCAGATGATCGACTTCATCAACAGCCGCTATCGCCATCCGCTGCTGGGCCTGGCCGATATCGCGGCGACGCGGCCGGAGGACATCGCGCAGCTGATCCTGCCCAGGGACGAGGAGGGCCGGGTGCTGAGGCGCTGGGTTGGCAGCCTTGGGGATGGCAGTCTGGAGCCCTATCAGATCTCCAAGGATGACATGAAGTGGGCGCTGGACTTCTGGAAGCAGTGCACCATGGAGCTGGCCGAGTATCTGACGCCGAAGCAGCCGCGTGACCTGGTGAGCCCTGAAGGCCTGCCGCCGATCATCCACCTCAATCTCGGCGCGCAGATCGCGCCTGGCGTGGCGAGTGCCGGCGTGGCGCTGGGCTTCCCGAAAAACCCAGTAAATACAGGGTATGAGGATGCTGATTACAGCGAAGTCCCACGCGATGAAGTCCCACAAACGCCGCAACCTGCAGCAAGTACAGCAGATCAGGAGCGGTCGGATGACTGATCCGAAATCAGTATCCCTTGCCGCTGCGCGCAGCCAGGCGCGGCCGTATCCAGGCGAAGTGACCCCCCCCGGGGGGGTGTCCCCCCCCACCCCCCAAAGCCATCCGCGCGCCTTCGATCGTGAGGGGCCCTTTGTGGATTTTTTGGATTTCCGGGGAGGATTGGTTGCGTTTCGCGCCCGGCCGAGTGAAACGAGGACGGTGGGTCGGGGTGCGGGCGAAGGAAAACGCCCGTGAACGGATCATCCGAAAGCGCGCTGATTTATGGGTATGAGCCGCCGGGGCCGGTCGGACACGCATTCATCCATGACCTCCAGCACCCATTGTGCGGGATCATGGGACCTTTCGGGTCCGGTAAAACGAGTGCGTGTCCAGTAAAGGGTCAATTGATCTCTAGGCTCCAGCCGCCCAGTAAGAGCGATGGTGTGATCAGAAGTCAAGGCTATGTGATCCGCGCGACCTATCGTCAGCTGTGGGATAAAACCATTCCCAGCTGGAAAGATGTTTTCCCGGTCACCAGTGACTGGCCGTTCGAGGGCTCCAAGAACGGGCCGGCGACGCACCGGATCAAATGGCGTGAAATCAGCGCCCTGGGGCAGGCCGGGCGTGTGACAAAAGAGGATCCACGTTACTGGCAATGGTATGAGATGATCGTGCATTTCGTCTCCCTTCCGGAAGACGGTGTCGACGAATTCATCCGCGGGCTGCTGGCGACATGGATCTGGCTCAACGAGGCGGATACGCTGCCGGGCTATGCGGTGGGCGGTCTGCTTGGGCGTCTCGGCCGGTATCCGCCGCCCCACTTGCTGCCGGACAATGTGACGGCCGGTTTCAATGCCTTGCTCTGCGACTTTAACGCGCCCAATGAAAGCAACTGGACGTATGACCGCTTCATCCGCAATCCGACGCCGGGTACCAAGCTGCATGTCCAGCCGTCCGGATTTGATCCGAATGCGGAAAACCCCACGCTGCGCAAGTTGCGGCCGAAATATTATCACGAGATCGCGGCCGATATGGCGGAATGGGAAGTCAACCGCTTCATCCGCAACAAGGTGGGGTATTCGCGCGATGGCAAGCCGGTCTATGAGACGTTTGACCGCGACCGTCACATTGCCGATCAGCAGCTGAAGCCATGGCGTGACGTACCGATCCTTGTGGGGGTTGATGGCATGCAGGATGCCGCCGCCGTCATTGGCCAGAAATATTTCGATGGCCGGACCCAGGACCTGCAGAGCCTTGTGACGCCGGATGGCAACAAGACGGATGCCGTGAGCTTCGGCAAGGCGCTGAAGGAAGTGCTGGCGGGTGAGTATCCCTACCATGCGGTTGTCTGCATGCTTGACCCGTCCTTGTGGAATTCGAACCCTGCCGATCCGGACTTCACGCCCTGGGCCGTGAATTTTGCCGAGGCGTCAGGTCTGGTCTGCATCCCTGCGCCGACGAATGATATCTGGCGGCGGATCAAGGCCGTGCGCCAGGAACTGGACCGGGTGGTGGGTTCAAAGCCGGCGCATCAGGTTGACCCGTTCCGGAATGAAACGCTGATCGATGGGTTCACGTCCGGCTACAAAATCAAGAAGTCGAAAGGGGCAGACGGAAATTTTGCCGAGAAGCCCGACAAGCGAAGCCATTTTTCGCACGTGCATGATGCACGCCAGTATCTTGCATTGCTGAGAGGAACGCACACCGATGTGCTTGACGCCGCAATCGAATTGCAGGCAGATCGGCTGCGGGCGGTTCGCGGCGCTGACACGATAGGTGGCGGCGCTGTTTTGAATGATTGGTGAGGCTGCCCCATGAGTGGACTTTTCAAGCAGAACGTACCGGACGCGAAAACGGGGCCATCGAAGGATGACGAGCGTCAGCGCGCGATGGCGCTGGAAGCCCAGAAGCCGAAGGGCGGGCGCGGCACGACGATGCTGACCCAGGGCATGGCGTTTCCTGCGCTGGCCCCTGCGGGCACGCCACCGCCAACGAGGGCAACCACGGGGTAAGGCTATGGGCATGAGATCTGTTGTCGTGAAGACAAAGGGCTGGCGTCAGCTGGCCAAGGGCGCGCGGTTCGAGATCTGCAGTCATGACGGGGCGTGCCTGGTCTTCATCGGCAAGAAGACGCCTCCCGAAGAGGTGGGCGTGGTGGGGATGGAAATCCCGATATCCAGCCGGCAGGTGTTCGATGTGGGTGATGGCGAAACGGCCTGGGGGCAACTGTATGGCGTAACGTCCCGTTCCGTGGGGCGGGTGACCGTTCGGGAATTGCCGGGCGCGGTCTCGGTCAAATCGATCAGCAAGCGCGCGAAGGTGTCGAAATGATCGATCCCGAACGCATCGATGAGCGCTCGAAAGATTTTGCGCGGGCGAAGCTGCAGCGGCTGGAGGAGCTGAAAACCATCCGGGCGGCGCGCGAACCGGAATTGCAGGAAATTGCTGATTATATTTGCCCGCGCCGGGATTTCACACTGACGCCCACGAAAGGCGCAACGCGGACCCGGCGTCTGATGGGCACGACCGGCATGGTGAGCCATGAGCGTTTTGCAGCTGTGCTGTATGGTTACATGCTGAGCCCCGCCACGCCTTTTACGCAGCCGCGCCTGCTCAGCCGCGAGCCGACCTATGAGGAAGATGCCTATTTCGATTATGTGTCCCGGCGGATGCATACGTTCTTCGCGTCGGCCTCGAACACGTTCCGCACGACCATGGCCGAAGATGTGCTGGATATTACCGGGTTCGGATCTTCGGTGTTGTGGCAGGACAAGACGCCGCAAGGCTCCAAATATCTCGCGGTGCCTTTCCGGCAATGCTATTGGGACCAGAATGAGTGGGGCGAGATCGACACGAATTACCGTGTCTATGAGATGAGCCTGCGCCGCGCGGCCCTGAAGTGGCGGGACAGCCCGGCGCTTGCCAAGCGCATGGAGAATTCCCAGTCTCCGGAACATGAAATGGTGGAGGTCCTGCACCTGGTTGAACCTCGCGTAGGGGGCGTGCGCGGAAGCGTCCGCGAGGGCATGCCCTGGCGCGATGTGAACATTCTGACCGAGGCCATGGAAGTGCTGGATGTGGGCGGGCACAACCGGTTCAAATACAATATCGGACGGTTCAAGACCCGGCCGGGCGATCCGCTGGGCCAAGGCGCGATGTGGGCTGCGCTGCCTTTCTGCAAGCTGGAAAGCGCCGCCTTTGAAAGCTGGATCCGCAATGCCGAGAAGCGGGCGGACCCGGCCTTGTGGACGATGCTGCCGCGCGGCACGGCCATCGACCGGCGGCCCGGACAGGTCAATTTCTTCAACCAGCTGATGGCGGTGGGCATGCGGGATCCTCGCCATCTGATCCAGCATCTGGAAGAGGGCGGGGATACGGGCGTCAATACCGAGGTGCTGCGTTACCTCGCGAACCGGATTGAAACGGCCACCTATATCGACTGGCTGACCCCGAATGAGGGGCCGCAGAAGACCGCGACGGAGGTCTATGACCTTCGGGATCTTCGCCTGCGGACCATGGGCCCCATTGTCGCGCGGATGGAGCACGAGAAAATGACCGGCATTGCCGAACAGACCTATGAGGATCTGGACTCCCTTGGCTGGTTCGGGGACCCGCCCGCCAGCCTGCATGACGAGGAAATCGGTTTCGAGTTCAAGGGGCCGCTTGCGACCGCCCAGCGCCAGGGCGAGGGTGAAAGCATCCTGCGCACGATCGAGGCCGGCAGGGGCCTTGCCGAGATTGATCCGGATGTCGTGCATTTGTTCCGGTCCGAACCGACGGTGCGCAAGCTGGCAGACGTTTACGGCATGGATGGTTCCCTGCTGTCCTCGCCCGCCGAATATGCAGAGCGCCGGGAGGCGCAGCGCGAGCTGGGGAACATGCAGGAAGAAATGCAGGCCGCCACGGTGGCCTCCCAGGCGCTGCGTGACGGGGCGCAGGGCGTGGCCACGCTGCAGGCCGCCCAGGGCGGGGGCGCGTGATGTTCCGGTTTTTTCAAAAGCGACGGGCAGGGGTGCGCCGGGCGGGCTTCCGGACGGCGTTCACGATGCAGGGGGATCCGGTCTTCCGGGATGAGCAGCGGCGGCGCGAGATCTATGCCAAGGTCTTCGGCACATCAGATGGCCGCATGGTGCTGGCCGATATCCTGATGGGCAGCGGCATTGCGTCGCCAGCCTGGACGCCCGGCCGTCCGCAGGAAGACGCGCAATTCAATTCGGGGTGCCATGCCATGGCGCTCCAGATCGCCGAGACCGCCGGTCTCAATCTCGGGGCGCTCGGCCAGGCCATGGTCGAGGGCCATCTTGAAGCCATGATGCAAGCTGAGGAGCCACAGCATGACTGATACCAACAACACGCCCGCCTCTCCACCGCCTCCGCCGCCAGTGGTACCTTCGACCACGCCACCGGCCGCGCCGCCGCCCCCGCCGCCACCTGCTTCCGAGGTGAATGCGGGGGCGGACTGGCTGACCAGTCTGAAGCCGGAATGGCGCGAGCATATCGAGAAAAACAAGTATCCGACCGATGACCAGAACACGCTGATGGAAACCCTGCTGATCAGCGATGTCGGCGCGATGAACAAGCTGGGCCGTCCGCAGTCGGATCTGATCATCAAGCCGAACGGGACATTCGAGGAAAACCGGGATGCCTATCTGCAGGGTATGCGGGCCTTTGGCGCGCCGGAAGACAAGGCCGGCTATGGGGAAGCCCCGACGATTGAGGGCATGGAGTTCAAGGATGGCATGTGGGACGGATTGACCGCAGCCTTTGCCGATATCGGCGTGCCTGAATTCATGGTGAAGCCTGTGCTGGAAAAGGTTGGCGAGCTGGTCAAGGGCCAGGTCGAGGGCGCAGCGGCCGATGTGAAGACGCCGGAACAGCTGAAGCAGGAAGGGATCGACGCCCTGGCTGGCGAGGTCGGGCAGGCGAAGGCGATGCAGATGCTGGATGACGCAACGACGCTGCTTAAGTCCAGGGAAGGGGGCGTGGAGTTTGCCCAATATCTCGATGAGAAGGGCCTGGGCAACGATCCGCGGATGGCCAAGTTCCTGTCCGGTATCATGGCTGACTACAAGGAAAGCGGCATTCATCTGGAGCCCGGCCAGAGCGGTGACGCGCCGGTCATGAGCAAGCAGCAGGCGGCAGCCGAGCTGGACAAGCTGGAAGCCGACCCGTCTTTCAAGAAGCGCCTGATGGACAGGACGGATCCGGGCCACAAGGCCGCCGTGGACAAGCGCGCGGAATTGGCAGCGATTGCCTTTGAATAGTTTGCACGAGGCGCTTGACCGGGCGCGCAAATCACGCATGGAATGCACGCCAGAGTGCATCTGCATTCCATGCGTGCGGGCCGGGGGGTCTCGTCTGACAGGCGGGGTCCGGCAACCGACGCCGGCAAAGCGGCCGTCAAACGCCAGGCGCGAGTCCGGAGATCCGGGGGGTTCAGCCGAATTGATCTGATTAATTTGGCAAGGAACACTCCAATGAATGACGTAGTCAATCGTCTCGAAGGTCACAAGGTTGCGATCTTCGCGCGGAACATCGATCTGGTTCCGCAACAAAAGAAAAGCCGGCTGCTTTCGCATGTTGATGCGGATACGGCCTATTCCGAACATGGTGATCGCTGGATGGATGACACGATGGGTCTGTCCGATCCGCAAGAGGTCATGCAGGATGTGCGGCCGACGCCGGGCGGCGAAATCGACAAGTTCCGCCGGTTCGCGTTCTTCAGTACCTATGATGACGGCAAATGGGTCGGCACGCGCGAAAAGGCCGAACAGCTGGTCGATCCGACGAACAAGACCGTCATGGCGATGGGCGCCGGCCGGGAGCGTCGCCGTGACAAGAAAATCATGTCTGCCATGTATGATTCGATGTGGGTCAATGACGAGAATGGCACGCCGGGCCTGGTCGATCTGCCGTCTTCCCAGGTGGTCGCGGTCAATGACTGGACCTTTTTCAAAGGCAAGGCTGATGGGGGCGGTACGGCCCCGACGGAAGATGCCGGCCTGACCGTGCCGAAATTGCGCAAGGCCAAGGTCATCGCCTCCAATCATATTATCGATGATATGGGCGGGGAATGGTGCATCGCCTATGAAGAGGAGGATCTGCAGAATTTGCTGACCTCTGTCGAGGTGGCGAGTGCCGACTATAACAAGGTCCTGGCCCTGATTGATGGCGAGATTGATCTGTACAAGGGATTTCGCTGGGTCAAGGTCGACAATGGCCGCTGCAAGTATAATGCGGCCACCACGACCGCGACCCTGCCGATCTGGCATACCGGAAACATCCAGTACAAGGAGCGTCCGCTTGTCACCACGCGCGTCGGGGAGCGGCCGGACTATTCCTATCGCTGGCATGCTTTCTATGAGGCGCAGGATTCCGTGCTGCGGCGCTTCGATACCGGCGTCATCCACGTGCTCTGCAAACGGTAGGACGGACGGGCTTCAGCCCTTCCATTCCTGAAAGGAACCGAACATGACTATTGAAACCGTATATGGCGAATACGTTCTGGGCCGGGCGAAGAATGCCCCGGTCCGGACCGGCCGTTTCCATAATTTCGACCAGACCTATCGCAACATCATGGATCATGCTGTCCTGCCCGCCGGGGCAGAGGCGACGTCCGTGATCTATCTGGCCGAAGTGAAGCCGGACAGCATCCTCTCGATGCTTGGCCTGCTGAGCTTCGATGCGCTGGGGGCCTCCACCACGCTGTCAATCGGGCTGGCGGATGATGCTGAAATCGGCCTGTCCGGCAAGGCGGCGCTGCTGAACGCCGCCGCGTCCACAGCCTCTGCCGGCAGCATGTCTGTCGGCGCGGCGATTGACCGGGCCAACTGGTTCAAGCCGCTCTGGACCCTTGCGGGCCTGACGGCGAAGCCCACGAAAAAGGTGTCGCTGATTGCCACGCTGGGCGGGGCGACATCGGCTGCAGGCGGGGATCTCGCCTGGGAAATTCCGTTTGTGACGTTCTGATCTCCTGGCTCCAACTAGGGCTATGACGTCACACGGCCCCGGTCGGCTCGCATCGGCCGGGGCCACCCCTTTAAGAAAGACCGGCAAGGATGGCGACCGAACACCAGATCAAGAACCGCGCCATAGGCCTGATCGGCGGTGAGCCAATCAAGGACCCGAATGCCACGTCCGCCTATTCCGGCCGATCGCGCCGGGTGATCGATCTCTACGACATGGTCTACGAAGAGGCGTTGTCCCTCTGGCCCTGGACCTGCGCGCGCGGACGCAAGCTGCTGACACCGGCTGAAGAAAAGCCTGAATGGGGGTTCGGTTATCAGTATGCGCTGCCGGACGGGGCGATCTCCGTGCAGGCGGCCATGACCGGCGGGTGTGACTTCGAAGTCGAGGGCCGCTTTATCCTGACCGACCATCCGGGGCCGCTGAAGACACTGATCAGTATCCGGCAACAGGAAGATTGGCTGCACCCGCTTGTTGCCTATCTAATCGCCTGCCGTCTGGCGCTGGCGGCCGTGATGGGGCAGGCCGAGAGCACAACCCTGCAGGAGCGTGTGAGGGGCTTTCAGCAAGACGCCTTTCTCGAAGCGACGCAGGCAGAGAATTCGCAAGGGTCCAGCCTTGCAAAGCTGGGCTCCGAATGGGTGCTGGCGGCGCAGACGGGATATGCGCCGGAGCTGCGTGTGGCGGGCATGATCCCGCCCGAAAGTTACTGGTTGAAGGGATAGGGCATGGCAGGGCGCGGGCGTCTGATCCAGACCAATTTTTCAGGCGGCGAGCTGTCCAAGGCGGCACGCGGCCGACCGGATACGAATGTCTGGTCAGGCGGGCTGGAGATCAACCGGAATTGTGTCACGCGCCCGGCCGGGGCAAGTGACCGGCGCGGGGGGGCGGCCTATCTTGGGGATGCCAAGGCAGGCGCTGGAGACAAGAAATGGTTTGTCCTGCGCAAAGGCATTAATGACATTGTGCGGATCGAAGCGGGTGCCTACAGGTTTCGGTTCTGGGATGGCATGACCCGTCAATTGATTACATCCGGGGGCAGTCCGGTAGAGGTCGTCATTCCCTGGAGCAATGGCGAGTTGCAAGGCCTGCGCTGCTCACAGCAGGGGGATGTGCTCTGGTTCAGTCATGTGGGCCATGGCTATCCTACCAAGGCACTGAAGCGCACCTCCCCCACCAGTTTTTCCCTGGTCGATGTTGACTATCTGGAGGGGCCTTTCAAAACGCTGCAAAGCAATGCACCGCTTCTGACATTTGGGGCTTCTTCCGGATCCGGCGTCAGCTGCGGCGCGGCGTCCTCTTTGTTCAGTGCGGACATGGTGGGATCCCTGATCCGTGTCGAGGCTACGACAATGCCGGATGTTGCCAGCTGGACATTTGATGTCCCGACCGAGCTGGGCGATTATTGCCGGAACGGAAACCGGATCTATGAATGCACGGACCGCGGTGACCCCTTCAAGACCGGCAACAGTCCGCCGGTGCATGAAGCGGGAGCGTACTGGGACGGCACCTTCCGCGACAACATCCAGTGGACCTTTCGTGGGTATACGTATGGTCTTGCGGAGATTACGGGCTATACCAGCCCGACCAGCGTTACGGTCAAAATCCTGCAGCGCCTGCCATTCTATGGGGCGGCAAGCAAAACAAGCGATGTTTACTATCTGGGGGCCCTGTCAGATGCAGAGGGCTGGCCGGCTGCGACGACGATCTTCGAGGACCGGTTCTGTGCCTTCGGCAGCGCTACCGATCCGGCGCGTTGCTTCCTCGGGCGCACCGAGTTGTACACGCCGGAAACCGCTGACATGCGGCCCGGTTTTGCGACCGAAACGCTGGATACGGATGCGGTGCGCCGGTCGCTCGCTGAAGGGGAGACGGCTCATATTGTCTGGGCCATGGTCATGGATGGTCTTTTGCTGGGTACGACAGTGGGGGTGCGCCAGCTGACAGGGCCGTCGGCGGATGAAGGGATTACGCCGGCCGGAGCTGTTCCGCGTACGGTAACTGAAATTCCCTGCAGCCCGGATCTTCCTGGTATCAAGGCTGATAATGCCCTGATCTATTCGGCGGTGGGAAACCAGGAGCTGATCGAGGTGAGCCGTCAGCGGGATGCCATACCGCGCAATTTGCTGGAACTGGCCGAGCATCTCACAGATGGGGGTATTCAGTCTTATTGCTGGCAGGGGCGGCCTGCCCGGATCCTGTGGGTCGTGACAGATCGCGGCCGCCTGCGTTCGCTGACCTATTCGCCGGAAAATGACACTTATGCCTGGGCTCCGCATCCGCTGGGAGGATCTTATGAGGGGCGCGAGCCCTGGGTGGATGATGTGTGTTCCGCGCCGGGCCCTGATGGGCGCGATGAAGTCTGGCTGATTGTCGCGCGGACAGTGAACGGGGCGACCTTGCGAACGGTGGAATATATCACGCGGCGGTTCGATCAGCATGTCATGCGTGTTGAAGACGCCTGCTGTCTTGATGCGGCCGCCTATGTGGATCTCTGGCAAGGGTACACGGCCTATGTCGAGGATCTGGGGGAGGGGCGCGTACAGCTGTCTGCCGGCTCCGGCCCGTTTGTGGCTGGGGATGTCGATCGGGAATTCTGGTTGACGGGGAATGGCAGCACATATGACCGTGCCGATGAGAAGATGCCTGTCAGGGTGTCCATAGACACAGTCGTCAGTGCAACGATTGCCGAGGCCTCCCTTATCGGGGGGTATGATGAAAGCCTCTGGAAGAACCGCACACTGCGCATTGCGCGGCCAACCAGATCCATAGGGGCTCTTGACTGGCTTGAGGGTGAGGAGGTCATGGTCAATGCAGACGGCCGGGCCTTTGGGCCTTTCACGGTTGCTTCCGGAGTGATCACGCTGACCGATAGCGCCGGCGGCGATGTCTGGATGGCCAGAGGCTGGATCGGTCTTGCCTATGAAAGTCTCCGCAGGTCATTGCCTGTCAATGGCGGGGAGGGGCTGGGATCTTCGCTGGGAGCGATGGGGCGGATCTCCGGTCTGACCGTGCTGACGGATGGTGTTGCCGAGGGGCGCGTGAAGCTGGTGGATCAGCCGGATGATTATGCCATTCCGCTGAACTGGCAGTTTGCCGAGGATCCATTGGGGCAAGCGCCTGATGCGGAAAGCAACGATCGCTGGCTGGACCTTGAAACCGGCTATGACCGCGACAAGCAGATCGAGGTGATTGCAGATGGTCCGCTGCCCTGTTCCCTGACCGGCTTTGTCCTGAAGGTGGAGAGTTATGGGTGAGTTCCGCGCGATTGCCCAGGTGGCTGATGTTCATATCTGTGAGGCACTGGCGCAACGTGTGGCGGCCGAGTTCGGCAAGGACTGGCCGGGGCTGCGGTTCAAGGGCGATGCCTGGGCCTATGTCGATGGCGGCCAGGCGCGGGGGATTGGTGGCATAGAGCCGGTCTGGAAAGGCCGGTATGTGCTCTGGTCCTATGTCAGCGAATTGTCAGTGGGGGACTGGCGCCGTGTGCTGAGGTTCACCCGGTTGCGGCTGCAGCGCGCTCTGGCCCAGCCGGACGTGAACCGCGTCGAGGCGACGGCCTTGCTGACCCATCCGCGCTATTGCCGCTTCCTGGAGCGGCTCGGCTTTCTGGCGGAAGGGATGCTGCTGAATTATTCACCGAAGGGTGAAGACATGATGATGTACTCGCGCGTTCCCGGAGGGGAGCCATCGGCATGAGTGGGTTTGAAATGCTGCTGGTCGCGCAAGCGGCGGGGACTGTCCTGCAGACGGCCGGCGCGATGGTCGATGCGGAAACCGATAGCAAGATCGCGCGCAACAATGCCATCCAGACGCGGGCAGAAAGTGTCGAGGAGGCGGGGCTGCTTTCGGCCGAAGGGCGTCGGCGAAGTGCTGCCGCGAAAGTGCGGGCGGCCAGTTCCGGCCTGTCGCTGGACGGGTCTGCGCTGGATGTGATCGGGGAGCTGGAGGCCGAAGGAGAGTACCGTGCACGGACGGCCCTGCATGAAGGGCGCGTCCGGTATGACGGATACCGCGCTGAGCAGAAGAATGCCAAGAGCCGCAAGACAACAAGTGCCGTGATCGGGGCGTCGCAACTCGGAGCCACCATGCTGACGGCCGGCATGAATTTCGGGAGCACGTCGGGATCATCCGCCGCCCTTCATGCGGGTGGCAAGGCAAACACGCTGGGAGGGCTCTGATGCCGGTAAGAATTGATGCAGGCCGGTCGCGTGTTTCGGCTCCCAGGACGGGCGGTGTTGTCATTCGTGGCACGACAGGTGGCAGCAATGCGCGCGCCATCGGCAGCACCTTGTCTGACTTTGCAGATGGTCAGCTGCAACAAATCCGCGCTGAGCGTGCGGCCGAGCAGGCGGCTGCGGATCAGATCGATATTGCAAAAACCTCCAGCGCCGCGCGGCTTGAGTGGCAGAAGCGCCTGAATGACGAGCTGGATGCCTATGACGGGGCGGAGCCGGGATTTACGGAGAATTTCACCACGAGTTTCCGGCAGGATGCCGAGGCGCGGCTGGCTGGCCTCAATCCGCGCATTCGTCAGGCCGTCGAGCTGGATCTTGTGCAATTTGGCGAGCGCCTGACGGCTGGGGCCATCGAGGGCGCGCGCGGCAAGCGCCAGGCCTATGTGATGCGCGGCCTGCGCGAGACGCTGGACACGGAAGCGGAAGCCCTGCTGGCCTCACCCATGGATCTGGCGAGCGCGCTGGAAGGCCTGGAGCCGCTGACGGAAGCCGCCCCGGCGGCGTTGCGCGACAAGTTCCGGGAGGAAGCGCGCGCGCAGCTGGCCAGCGCCTATGTTGACGGGCTGTTGCGCGATGATCCTTCCGAACTGCATTACCAGCTGGAAGCTGGCATGCTGGACAGCGTGCTGGATGCAAAGCAGAAGGCCCAGCTGCAATCGACCGTATCGGGAACGATTGCGCGCCAGGCCAAGGCGGCGGAACAGGCGGCCCATGCACGTCGTCGTGAAGAAGAAGGGGCTGCCAAGGATCTGGTTGCGCGGGTAGTTGCCTATGAGGGGGCAGGTCTTGCTGCCCCGCCGGATCTGCTGCAGGCGGCGCGGGATGCTGCGATCGGGATCACGGATCCCGGCCTGATCGAGAAGATGGAGCTGGCCAGCTACAAGCGCCGGACCAGAGGCAGTGGCGGGTCCAAAACGGCCAAACAGTCACTCGACGTGCTGGAGAAGACGCTTGAGGCAGGCCTTGCGCCGGCTCCGGAAATGATTGCGCGGGCGCGTGCTGACGTCGAGGCGTCCGGAACGGATGCGCTCTATCAGCGTCTCAACGATATTGCGGCGGCGCAGGAGATCCGGCAGGAGGCCGCGCTGATGCCAAAGGCCGATCTTGCCGCGCGCCTTGCGGAGATCCGGTCCGGCACGGTGACGGAAGAAGGGCTGAAGGAATTCCGTATCCTCAACAAGGTGGCCGCGCAGCGCGAGCGGATGGGCGGGGATGACAATGTGGGCTGGGCCGAACAAAATGGCCTGGTCCTGCAGCAGCTGGATCTTGGCTCTGAAACGCTGGCGGGGGATTTATCCCGCCGCGTACTGCAGGCGGAAGCGCTGGCCGAGATGACCGGCGAAAAGCTGCAGGTTTTTTCGAAGGTCGAGCGCGCGCGGTTTGGCGAGGCGCTGGATGCCCTGCCGGCGGATCAGCAGGCGGACATGCTGGCGCGGCTGACTGTTGGGGCGGGCGGCCGCTCCGGCGCCGTCATCCGCGAGCTGGCGGCGAAAAACCCTGTTTATGGACAGGCTGGATATCTGACGGCAACCGGGCGGGGAGATACCGCCCTGGCCGCGCTGCAGGGGGCAAAGCTGCTGAAGGAGCGTCCGGATCTCTTGCCGAGATCCAAGGCGGTGTTTTCCGAAGTCGAGAATGCCTATTTCGGAAACGCCATTCCTGCGGCGCGTCTGGATGTGCGCAAGGGCATTACCGACATGGCGCGGGCGATCTATGCCGGAGATCTCGCCCGTGAGGGCAAGGGGGCAAAGGATTTCGATGCGGATGAGTATCAAGCGGCCCTGCAACGCGCAGCCGGACAAAGCGGAGTGACGGGCGGCATTGGCGACGTTGGCCGGGGGCGCATCCAGCTGCCGGCGCATATGACAGCCGATCAGGTAGAAGGGCTCGTCAAGTCGGCCGAAATCGAGGACTGGGCCGCCTGGTCGCTTGGCGGTGTTTCCATGCCCTCCGTGATCGGAGAAAATGGCATGCAGCCGGTCGATGCGCGGTTCCTGAAGAAGTCCTATCTGATCAGTGTGGGCGAGGGGCGTTATCAGGTGAGCCTGACAGATCCGCGTTTTGGCGCGCAATATGTTCTGGATGGGGACAGCTCACCAGACGCGCCACGCCCGTTCGTGCTTGACCTCAGTCAGGTTGACCCGGCCGTTGTGCATCAGCGCTTCGCGGCGTCCGCTGCGCAGGCGCGTGTGCGGGCGAGGACCGCCCCGAAGGCGCAGGACTGGGGCCGTGACGATCCGCGTTACCAGGACTATCTGAAGCAGCAAAGTGACAAGAAACCCATGAGTTGGGGGCGTGATGATCCGCGCTACAAAGACTATCTGAAGAAGCAGGCGGACGACTGATGGGGGAATTCCTGGAGCCTGATGATCTGATGCCGGATTTTGTTCCGGCGCGTGCGGACGTGCTGCCGGACCCGAGTGCCGGGGACATTTTCGGGGCCAGTATGGAAGCCATGCGGGCGACGGATCTGACCAGTTCGGAAGCCGAAAATCAGGGCCGGGCCTTTGGCGAGATCTGGGACGGCATGCTGCAGTCTTTCGATGGTGATGCTGCGGCCATGTCAGAGGCACTGCAGGCCCAGCAGCCGCCAGCGTTGGCAGGCCTGGATGCAGAGCAAAGGGCGCGTCTCTCCGTCGGGATGGCGTATGACCTGGCCCAGCTGGAGCGTATCAGGGCCTATCGCAACAGTTTGCCGCCCGAGCAGCGTGAGACCATACCGGACCCCGACCGGCTGGAAGCGCGCGCAAGAGAGATTGCCCTGCAGCGCTATACGGAAGCCGAGGCGGTGATGAGCCAGGCGCGCGGTTTCGGAGAGGGCGCAGCCAAGTTCGGGGGCGGTATGGCCGGGGCGATGACGGACCCGGTGAATATCGCGGCGATGATGATCTTCAAACGGCCGCTGACGACGTTCCGGGGCGCGGTGGCCTATGGCGCGGTCACGTCCGGGGCGACCGAATTGGTGCTGCAGCCCGTCGTGCAGGACTATCGCGCCGAAGTCGGCCTGCCGGCCGGCTGGGATATCGGCTTTCAGAATGTGCTCTATGCGACGCTGGGCGGGGCTGTATTCGGCGCGGGCGAGGGCGGGCTGATCAAGCTGGGGCAGGCCCTGGACGCGCGCACGCGACAGGGCGTGGCCACGAATGTTGATTTGCAGGTGAAGGAGATTGTCGACCGCTATGCGGCGGGCAATCTGGATGCTGAAGGGGTGAAGGAGGAATTTGCCGCCCTGGCGCAGCGCGACCCGGCCTTTGCGGCCGCCATCGAGATTTCCGAACGCACGGCGGCGGCCGAAGCGGCGCTGGAGGAAAATCCGTTCGGGCTCTCGCCTGAAGCGATGGAGGCGCACAATGCGCGCCAGATTGCCGGCCTGGCGGACCTCGCGCCCGAGATCGATCCGGAGCTGCGGCCGGAAGATGTTGCCCCGGCAGATCTGCCGCCGGCCCCGGCCGTGGCCGGCGCGGAGATTCCGCAGGCCTGGCAGGATATGGGGCTGGAGATTGTGGACTATGGATCGCTCGCCCGTGATCCTGACCGGTTCCAGTTCAAGGAAAGCGACCAGGACGGGGTGACGGATGCCTTGCGCGATGTTGAGGCCTGGGAGCCCGAACGCGCGGGCGTGCTGCTGGTCTGGGAAGCGACGGACGGCACGCGCTATGTGGCCAATGGCCATCAGCGCCATGCCCTTGCCGATCGGCTGACATCTGCCGGGGCAGACCCGATCAGCGGCCCGGCTTTCATCCTGCGGGAAAATGAGGGCGTGACCGCCGAAGCGGCCATGGTGCGCGGAGCCCTGATCAATATTGCCGAAGGATCAGGCACCAGCCTTGATGCAGCGCGGATCCTGCGGGCCGATGCGGATGCGGGCGCTACCCTGCCGCCCAGGTCGCCGCTTGTGAAAGAGGCCAAAGGCATCTCCCGCCTGTCTGATGAGGCCTTCGGGCTGGTGGTCAATGAAAAGATCAGTCCCCGCTGGGGCGCGCTTGTCGGGGCGCGGGTCGAGGATCCGGCCCTGCAATCGCAAATCGGCCTGGCGCTGCAGGGTGTGGATCCGCGCACGCTGACCGAAGCGGAGTCGATCATTCAGGATCTGCTGACTGTTCCGGTTGTCGAAGGCAGGACAGCCGATCTGTTCGGGGAAGCGGATTTCAAGCAGGCCCTGATTGCCGAGCGGGCAAAGGCCAAGGCGGCCGCCCTGCGTCTTCTGAGCCGGGACAAGCGGACCTTCGGCACGCTGACAAAGGAATTCCAGAATATCGAGGCCGAAGGGAACAGACTGGACCCGGCGGCCAATCGTGAGGTAGAACAGCAGGCCGCCCGTCTGAAAGAGCGGATTGAAAGGGAAGCCCATGTCAAAGGCGAAATCTCGGATGCCCTCTCCGACGCAGCCCGGTCCATCTCCGAAGGTGAGCCGGTCGAAGCGGCTGCAAGACGCCTTGTCCAGTCTCTCACCGGGCGAGCTGAAGGCGGCGGCCAGCGACGCAGCGCTGATGCGGGCGGCGACGGCGCGGATCCAGCTGAAGGCGCAACAGCGGGCCGACGCGGAGCGAACCGGCTTGGTACCGGGCTCGCTGACCTCCTAAAGCGGCAGGGCGACGGCACCGAGCGGGTCATAGCGGCCTATGCCGATGCCGAGGATTTCGGCCAGTCGGCCTTTGATCTGATCACAAAAGGCAAGGCACCGGATGCAAGCCCGGCGGCTGCAAACCGGCTGGCGTCAGCGGCCGTGAAGTGGCGCGGCAAGGTGTACAAGGGCAAGAACCATGGCGATGCCGTGCGCGCGGCCGAGGCGGCCAGCGGCGAGACGATTGCCGGCATTTCTGGCGGGCAGGGGGAAGCGGTCGCAGGCTTTGTCGATGCGCGGGGAAAATTCCTGTCCCGCACGGATGCGGCCCTGTCGGCCCTTGCCAGCGGGCAGGTGACGGATCCGGCCGTGCGGCGCGTCATCGAGGCCCGGATCAAACGCGGCGAGGACGTCCCGTTGACCACGGAACATGTCGATTTTTCCGCAGAAGGCGGACGGTTTACGAAAGCGTCCAGCCTGGGGCATCCGGGTTGGGATGCGGCACGTCGGGCCGGCATCGATCTGTCTCCGCAAGCGCGTCTGAAGCGCGCCGGTGAGATGGGGTTCAATACGGATGAAATGTTGTTTCATGGGACGAGCCGCGAGTTTGAAGCGTTCGATGCGAATGCCGCGAAGGTTTCCTCCTCTGACCAGGAAAGCGGTATCTTCTTTACGCCCCGCGCGCTCACGGCGGATCAGTTTGCCAGGTATGCCTCATCAGAGGAGGGAGGGTCCGGCAAGGAAATTGTCATGCCCGTGTTCGTTCGCGGAACGCTGCGGACAGTCACGAAAGATGAGTATTATAACAATCTGAAAAAGCTGGGGTGGTCTGATGAAGACATGCGCGACGGCATGCTTTACGAGCCGCTTCTGTTCGCAAAAGTCATTAATGAAGCCAAAGCGCTAGACTATGACGGGGTGCGTTTTGTCGGTGTGAAAGAAACCAGGTTTGGTTTTCCAGCTGATCAGGTTGTTATCTTTGACCCAAAGAATATCCGGTCCATAAACGCCGTATTCAATCCGAAGTTTGATGGATCTGCCGATATTCTAGCGGCCAAATCGTCCACTACGCACCTCGCGCCCAGTGAGCTGGCGCGGATGGATACGCTTTTCGTCAAGGATGATGCGGCGCAGATCTCGCGTGCCCTGGCCGAGGCTGCCGCGTGTGCAGGAGGTGTACCAATGGCTGGCATGGGACAGATGGTGGCCGGATCGGCCGTCGGGCTGGGAGTGGGGCTTGGCCTTGCCGGGATGGCGATGACCTACGGAACCGAGCAGCAGCGGGATGATCGCTGGGAAGAATGGTTCCAGACGGATCCGGACATGGAATTCGAACGGGAAGTGCGGGCCGAATATGAGCAATTGAAGGCGGAACGGGTCGAGCAACGCGCTGCCGCCTTGTGGCGTGTGCAGTTGCAGCGGGCGACAGGGGAGGCGTTCCGTGAAGATATCGGCCGGCTTCCTGCCTATATGAGCCAGATGCAATATAATACGTGGGCGGAACGGTTCACAGGTGTGGCGGCCGCTTTTCTGGATGACATGATCGGTCATGAAAGCGATGGTGACTGGCAGGCAAAAGCGCCGACCAGTTCGGCAACCGGCGGTGCGCAATTCATCGCCTCGACCTGGCGCAAGATGATGAAGGAATACGGCCCGCAATACGGGCTGACCCTGGACCCGTATTCGGCCGATGCGGATGAGCGCCAGCGTGTTCTGGAGCTGCGAACAGATCCGCGCTGGGGCACAGTGATGGCCGCCCTGTTTGCCAAGGACAATGCGATCTGGTTGCAGTCGCGCCTCGGGCGGCCAGCCACCCAAAAGGATGCCTATCTTGCGCACTTCCTGGGCCGTGATGCCGCGCTGAAAATGCTGAAGGCCGCGCCGGATGCCAAGGCTCCGGATTTGTTCCCGACGGAAGCGAAGGCCAATCCCAATGTGTTCTATCATGGCGGCAACATGACCCGGCCGCGTAGCGTGAAAGAGGTCATAGCCCGGCAGACGTCCGGCTTTTCCGGTGATCCCCTGTTCATTCATCCTGACGTGGCGGAGGGGCGGACATGACGCCGGACTGCCGGGTTCGCGTGGCGCGGGCGCTGGGCCGTGATTTGAGTGATGCCGAAGCCGGTGAACTGGACGCGAGGCTCGCCCGGTCCGAGCGGTATTTGAGAAAGAATGACCCTGAGTTTGGCGGGCTGGACCGCAAAGGCCAGTTGGCCCGCGCGGCGGATCATGCCAGCGGCCTGCTGCAGGCTGAGGCTGACGGGCTTGTGCGAAGCTATGATATCGGCTTCCGGCTAAGGGAGGCCGGCCGGGATGCGCTGGGGGCTGATTTCGACGCCCTGGAGCGATCCGGCCGTGTCACGATGATGGACCGGGCCAGCGACCTGCCGCAATACCGTAATGGCGTTCATGATGATGCGCTGGCCGTCACGCTGGATGATGGGCGTGTCGTCATGTTCCGGGACCGGATGAGCCCCGAAGCCGTGCCGGAAATCCTGCTGCACGAGGTTGGCGTGCATGCCGGCATGGAAGGCTATCTGGGCAGGCAGGGCTGGCTGGATCTGAAACAGCAGGCGGCGGACATGCTGGCGGCGGGCGATGAGGCGGCCCTGCAGGCCGCTGCGAGGGTTCCGGGCGATACGTCGCCTGCGCATTATCTGGAAGAAGTGATTGCCCATTGGGTGCAATTCGGGCCAGCCAGGGACCAGCTGGTCAAGACGGCCATGGGGAAGATGCGCGCCTGGATTTATCGCCATATTCCCTGGGTGCGCGGGCGCGTGAGCCTGACGCATGCGATGCTGAAGGAGCTGGCCCAGGGCGCGCTGCGCCGTGAGACACGGCAGGCGCGGAAACTGGTGCGCCAGGGAGACGGTCCGCTGGCGAGTGTGCCGGCCGACGGGCAGGGGCGGTTTGCAAAATCTACCTCCCGCGTTTTGCCCTTTGAGGAATTTTCCGCAGAGATGCGCGCCATCCGCGATGACTGGGCTGATGACGAGATTGCGCGCGCCTATGATCTGCATCGCATGATCATGAGCGTTGGCTCTGGCGAGGCCGGGCGTGTGGCCCCGTCCGCGCGGCCGCAGGAGGCGCGCGAACCTGTGCCGGATCAGGGACTGCAGGCGATGGCCGAAGATGCGCTGGAAGCGCGCGGGGGAGCCGGGACGGATCTGATTGCCGACAGCGATGCGCTGGAGGCGCGGTTGCGTGAGGATATCGAGGCGAGCGGCGCAGATCCTGAAGCCGCGCAAATCACTCATCCTGACACGAATGAAACTGTGGCGGTAAAGCAGGTTCTGGATGAACTGGACCGTGAGCGGTCCATTCTGGAGCGCCTGCGCGGCTGTGCCTATCCGGGAGGGGCATGATGAGCTTTAAGGATTGTATCGACAATGGCGAAGCCGAAGGCGTGATCCCGCCGGACCGGGCAAAGCAATTGCGGGAAGAATATGGGCGGCGGCGTGACAGCTATCGTGACCTGTTCGGGGAGGATGCCGACCGGCTGGCCGCTGAGCACACATTTGACGCGCTGGAAGCCGAAGCGGCGCGTCAGCGGAAAGTGAAGGTTCTTACCATCCGCGCGCAGCAAAAGCTGGCCTTCGACATGCGCAGCTTTCGGGACGAGTTGGGTCGCGAAGACATGAAACAGGCTGGCCTTGCCCTGCTGGACTCGACCGTGTTTCAGGGCGGCATCGAGGGGGCCGACGCGCGGTATAAATCCCTGCGCGGACATTTTCACCGCATGATCCCGGAAGCCCTGCAGAAATTCACGACCAGGCTGACCGGCCAGCGCCGCAACCAGGCAGATATCGACAGGATGACCGATGCGCTGTTTTCCGGCGAGTTCGGCAAGGATGTGGCGGGTGAGCTGGCGAAGGCCGTGCACGACGCCATGGAAAAGGCGCGTCAGATGTTCAATGCGGCGGGGGGCTCCATTCCCAAACTGGAACGCTACGGCGTGCCGCAGGCCCATAGTGAGACCCGAATTCTGGAAGCCGGCTATGAGGCCTGGCGGGATTTCCTGCTGCCGCTGCTCGACCGGCGGCGGATGCTGAGCCATGCGACCGGGCAACCGCTTTCGGATGCCGAGCTGGAGCTGGCGCTGCATGATGTCTTTGAGGCAATGCGGACCGATGGCTGGTCGCGCAAATCGGCTTCGGACGCAATACGGGGAACCTCCCTGGCAAACCGTCGGACCGATCACCGTTTCCTGCATTTCAAGGACGGGCCAGCCTGGCGGACGTATCAGGAGCGTTTTGGCGATGGGGATGCCTGGTCAGCCGTGCTGGGCTATCTGGACGGCATGGCGCGCGACA